AAAAAAGCAGAAATTGCAGAACGTAAGAAAAAAGAACTTGAGGATGCACTAGCATATCAAACAGAAATAAGTGGTAAACTTTTAGAGGTTACAAAAGGCTTAAAAGACATTGGTGATATTAATGGTAAACCTAGTGTGTTTTATGATACTGCTAAAGAAGCATATGAACATAGACAAAATGTTGACAGTCTAAAGCAGGCATACGAGTCTAAGAAAGATGAACAAGATCCGTATGAAGCACAAATTAATGAACTTAATGAAAGTGCAATACAAGAAATTGATTGGACGCCTGTAAACGAACTTACAACATACAAAGAACATCAAGACTTTATGTTAAAACTGTTGACAAACAAAGACAGTTTTATACGTAAAAAGATTATCGAACAAAACCTAATGTATCTTAATAATAGACTTACATACTATCTTGATAGATTAGGATTGCCACATCAAGTTGTATTCCAAAACGACTTAGTTGTTGAAATTACACAACTTGGTCAAGACTTAGACTTTGATAACTTGTCAAGAGGCGAACGTAACAGACTTATATTAGGTTTGTCGTTTGCATTTAGAGATGTTTGGGAAAGTTTATATCAGAACATTAACTTGTTGTTTATAGACGAGTTAATTGATAGTGGTATGGATACAGCAGGTGTAGAAAGTTCATTAAGTGTGCTGAAGAAAATGGCACGTGAACGTGAAAAGAACATTTATTTAATTAGTCACAAAGACGAACTTGTAGGTCGAGTAAACACAATACTAAAAGTTGTTAAAGAGAACGGTTTTACAAGTTATGAAAATGATGTAGAAGTAGTGGAATGATAGACGACGATACACATGACAAGTTAACTAAGGCTTACATGGAGTACTTTAAATCTAACGAGGCTTACGAGTCTCGTAAATCACACAGAACTCATGCTAGTAGCAGACGCTGGTTAAGAGAAATTAGAAGTCTTGCAAAAACAAGAATGGAAGAGATACACGACACGTATCAAACCAAGAAACAGGCAGAAAAACAAGGCAAGTAATAAGTATCACTATGAAGTGGACTTATCAAGGCAAAGAGGTAGAAAACATACCGGACGAATACGAAGGTTTTGTTTATCTCATTACTAATACGACCACTGGGCAAAAATACATAGGCAAAAAACTAGCAAAATTTAAAACTACTAAGCCACCACTAAAAGGCAAGAAAAACAAAAGACGCGGCACTAAAGAAAGCGATTGGCGTACTTACTGGGGATCCAGTGATAGACTAAACGCAGATGTTGCAGAACTAGGCGAAGACAAGTTTACAAGAGAAATATTATACCTATGTAAAGGTAGGGGCGAAATGTCCTACATAGAGGCACGAGAGCAGTTTGATAGGCGAGTACTTGAAACAGATGACTACTATAATGGTATCATTAATGTTAGAGTAGGCGGATCGGACAAACTTAAACAGGCATTGCTAGAACAACACATACAGGCAAAACATTCCAACACATAAGGTTAGCGGGCCGGATTAGAAATACCGCTGTGGAAAAAGCTCTCGTATAGAAGCACACGTACATATTGATTGACACACCAGAGTGTGGAAGCCACCAAACAAATTGGGCTCACTAGTTGATATAGATTGAATGTTGGCAGTCGAAAAACACAACACAGTTCATAAAAACCCTTTAGCATTAGGAACGAAGCGAGGGAATATTGTATACTGTAGTTTACATTATCCTGGATAATGTATATTATAATGTACATAATGTCGACGTAGGTTGGGAAAGGTCAGAGCCCATTGAACTAAGTGTATAAACAATTACCTACTTCCAAGTCTCGGCTGTGACGGACTCACATGAAGTGCCAAGATTAGATGGAACCATAAACAGGTTCCGTCTGACTGAAACAATCTACATGAAGCAATTACAATATTACTATCGTAATATTGCTTTAATTCATATCTATTACTTCTATCACGCATAATATTAAATACGAAGTAAACAGTTTGAGCGTTAGCGAAAACTTTATTCGCGTAGCGAATAATATAAATACACTTAATAAACATTCTTTAAGGATAACTCAGAAAATGCGTGTACAAGATATTATAATAGCAGAAGCAAAAGCTGATCCAGATGTAGTGGAAAAATTTGCAGGTGTAAGTGATAGTCAAAGATCTTACTATATTATGAAATGGGCTGAAGGAAAAGGTATCGATACAGATGATGCTATGGAAATGGCTGGTTATACAAAAGGATCGTATAGAGGCTATGGATCATACGATTGGCATTACAATCCACCACGTGAAAGTGTAGCAAACGAAGCACCTGTTGGGCTATTAAAACAAGTAGGACGTAAAATTGGTGCTAAAGCCGCTAGTGCAGTTGGCATGAAAGGCACAGCCGCTAAATTAAGTGGTGCCGCTGAAGTAGGTGACGAAGCAAGACAGTTAAAAGTAGCACTTCAAGGTTATGCAGGTAAAACTGGTATAAACATAAAACAAATGCAAGGTCCACAACTTGCGGCATTTTTAAAATCAAAAGGTTATCCAAATATGCACCTTCAAGGTGTACAAGGCATAATGACGCCTAAACAAATAGATCAAGCAATAATGACTGCGGCTCAAGATGCCGCAAAAGCAGACGGTGACGGTACAGCAGGAACTAGCCAAGCACCGGCACAACCTAGTGCGCCTGCCGCAGGAGCGGCTAAAGGAACTAATGTAGCAGGAAAACCTACTACAGCACAAGCACCACAAGTTGACAAAAACAAAGATGGCAAAGACGATGCTACAGGTGAGCCAATGGGTGCAAAAGTTATTCCAATGAAAAAGCCAGGAGCAGGTATTACTCCTGAAATGCAAAAACAACTAGATGCACTTACACCAACTGAGAAAAAAGTACTGGCTGGAGCAATATAATGAAACTACAAGAAGTAACAGGATTTAATTCACGTACAGCAACTATCCTTAACGAAGGATATCAAGACCTAACTGAACAACAAATACTTTATTTAGGCAAGTGGGAAAAAGAACTTTGGCCACTAGTTGAACAGTATACAAAATTAGCAGAACAAGAACTTACTAAGCAACAAGTATTAGACATCTTTAGCGGTGCTGAACAAGTTGCTATGGACAGCGGTGATAATAAAACAGTTGCAGGTAAAGTAGGTGCAGGTGCGGCGGCTGTTGCTAAACTACCTGTTGATATTGCTAAAAAGGTTGATGCTAAAATTAACGAACTAGGCAGATTAGCACAAAATGCTGGTCCAGTTAAAAACGCAGATCAAAAGTTTGAAGATCTTAAAAAACAAATTACAGCAAACAACAGTGACAGTAAAATTGTACAAGGTATACAAAAAATAAGTGACTGGGCAAAAGAAAATCCAGGTAAAGCAAGTATAGCAGTTGGTGTTCTAACTACTATGGCGGCATTTGCAGGTGGTCCAGCAGGCGGTGCGGCCGCAGGTTTAATACTACGTGCATCTAAAGATTTATTGCAAGGTGAAAAACTTTCAACAGCAGTTGGTAAGTCAGTTAAAACAGCGGCATATGGTGCTCTTGCTGGTCTAGCAATTAAAGGCTTAACTGACGGTATGGTTGATAACATTGCAACAGGTAGTGAAGCAGAAGCAGATGCAATGATGGACGGGTTTGCGGCAGATAACTTTAAATCAGCAGTAGACAGTGCGGCATCTGATGCCGGATTTGATGCAGGCGTACTAGATGGTGCAATGGATTATAGTTCTTCAGGTAATATTAATGGTTTCTATTACAATTATGATATGACTATGACTGCTGATCAAGTATCACAATATAAAGCACTTGCAAGTGCGGCTTCTAGTGCAGAAACATTTAGTCCTGAATATTATGAAGCGGCAGGTAAGTTACACGGATTCTTATCAACAACACAACAAGCAAACGCAGATTTATCAGCACTATCAGATACAATTAAAAACATTCCAAAAGAAGTGTGGACAGGCGATCAATTAGATGCGGCTATTGCTGTTCTTGACAATGCTGAAGAAGCAGTTCAAGCAGTATCAGCAGTTGGCGGCGCGGCAGGCGCGGCGGCACAAGGTGCTCTTGCAACAGTTGATGACAAAAACAAAGAAATGCACAAAATTAAGCCAATTGATCCTGATGAAAAGAAACAACTTGAATTAGATCTCAAAGGCGGAAGCGATGCAACTCCAGTAGATAAAGACTTTGACAAAAGTCAAAAGTTAAGCGACTTTGGTAAAGTTGGCGAAACATTGTCAATGGAAGAAAAGTATGAATTATATCTAGCAGAAGCAGATCCTGCACAAGGTGAATTACCTTTAAACAATCCTAATACACTAGGTGCTAAACTAAAACGTGGAGCAGGAAACTTAGCAGGTAAAGCCGCAGGCGCAGTAAAGGGCGCGGCAAGTTCAGCGGCAGGAGCAGTTAAACAAACTGCAAAAAATGTAGGTAATAAAGTTACTGCTGATAAACTTACTAAACAATGGACTAAGATGGGATCACCATTAGATTCAGGTAGTATTGCTAATATACTAGCAGATGCTGGTATGAGTAACGACCAAATACAAAGCATTGGATCAACACAAAAAGTAGAATTAGAACCATCTAAGCCCCAACAAGATCCTGAAACACAGCCAGATGCACCGAGTACGGATACAGCACAAAAAGGTGCGGATTCGGAACAACCAAGTGCTAAAACACCACCAGCAGTTAAAGATGCACCTATTAAAAAGGGTACTATAATGAACAAAGGTGGTAAAGATTACGAATGGGCAGGCGCACTATGGGTTGACACAGAAACAAATAAACCTGTTGGTGTACAAGCAAGTTTTGATATGGGATTACCAAATCCTAAATTTACTGCAATTCTTAAGGCTGTTAAAGCTGATCCAGAATTAGGAAAATTAGTAAAAGCACAACTTACTGCTAAAGGTGTAAAACCGGGTACTGCACAAGCAGGACAAGCGGCACAAGCAGGTGTTAAAGGAACTGAAAAACTTAAGACTGCTTAAAAATAAGGTAGTCCGCTTTTCTTTGTAGTTTCGAAATTGTCTTCAACCATTTTACCAATTATTTCTCGTTCTTCAGGTCCGAGATAATAGGCTTCTTCGTAGGTTAGACCTCCACGCATCAACCAACATAATTTAGTAAGTTCTAATTTAAACTGTTTAGATTCTTGTTCAAGGACCTTAACTTCTTCTAGGATCTCTGGGACGGTCCACGTCAGGATCCTTATTCGAAAAAATTCGACTGATCGAATGTAATTGGTACTTCGTAAGTTTCTGGAACACCTTGTAATTTTTCTTCGTCAGTTGCTTGTGCAATTAACGGCTTTAGTGTAAACTTGTCTTTTTCTGCTTCTAAGTGTTTTTGAATACTATTAAAAAATGTTTTATCTGCATTTTTAATAAAGTCAAGTATATGTGTTCTGTTAGTTACTAATAATGGATCATCATTTTCTTGTTGTATCTCAATACTTTTAATACCTTTAACCATCATGTCTACAGTTAGTTCAGTAAGTTTTGCAAACGAGTTTGTAAATGCTTGAAGTTTATCTTCTTCTTTCATTGTATCGTCGTTAACAACATTAAAGATACGTTGTTCTTCAAATGTTTTCAAAGCACCGTCTGTAAATTCTCTGTAATTTAATGGACGTAAACGTATTGTCATTTCCGGTAGCATTACAACATCATTGTATTCAATATTAGCAAACTGATCTAATAATTGTCTTAAATCTACACCCATTTCTTTTTCTTCTCCTGTCACTGGAGTTTTAATTTTGAGTGTCATTTGTTCGCCATATGTTGCAAGTCTAATAGCAATAAGACATACATCAAGATCTACACTAGGTAGTTTCCATGCATCTTTAATTGCAGGTATACAACTTTGAATTACATCAACTGTTGCTTGTCCGTTAAGTAACGCATCAGGAGTTTTAAATAACAGCTCATCTTTTGCTGTCATTGAATAAACTTCAACTTCTCCGCTCTCTGGAAAGTCAATTGCTCCTGCTGGATAGTGTTTTCCTTGGCTAGGAAGGCTAATATATAACTTAGATTGTCGAAAATACTTACTAAGTGGGTTTGATTCTGGTGATTTTATTTGTGACATGTTTTCTCCGTATAAATACATTATTAGTTGTATGTATCTACTTTATTTATATACGCAGTTAACTTGGAATAGTGATTAATGGCCGAAGAAGTAAAAATTGTTGACGTTGCCGGCGGACCTGCCGCAGAAGCTACATTACAAGAAATATTAAAGATAATGAAGCGCGGAGGCCAATCCGGGTCCGGCGGCGGTGGCGGCGGTGCAAAAGCACAAGACCTGTACACAAAAGCAGTAACACGTGGTACAACAACTACTAAAAAACAAACAGCAGAAGTCAAAAAAAGCACTAGTGCATTAAAATCGTTTAGTAGCGGTCTTAACTCAACTTTAGGTTTTGCATTTAAAGCACTAGGATCAGTACTAGGTGCTACCACAGGACAACTAACAAATTTTGCTGGCGCAGTACAAAATAGTAATAGTGTTACTGAGTTTCTTAGTCAAGTACCTATATTAGGCTCAGCACTTGGAAAAGCAAGTGCTTACTTTGATAAAAGTCTACAAACTTTCCAACAGTTAAGTGAATCAGGTGCTGGATTTGGTAACAATATGTTAGCAATGCGACAAGCATCAGCAGAAGCAGGTCTTAGTTTAGATCAATTTGCAGATATGGTTTCATCAAACTCATCTAACATGACTTTGTTAGGCGGAACAGTTACAGGTGGTGCACAGCGTTTAGGTAAATTAACCAAATCACTTAGAAGTGTAGAAAACGGTATGTTTGGTTTAGGTTTCACACAAGAGTCATTAAATGAAGGCATGGCTGATTATATTGAAAACCAAGCAAGAGCAGGACAACTTAGAGGAAGATCAGATGCATCATTAACAGCTGGTGCTAAAAGTTATCTACTAGAAATAGACAAACTTGCAAAAGTTACTGGTAAAAGTAGAAAAGCATTACAAGACGAAATAAACGGCAGAATGGAAGCGGCAAACATTAACGTGCTTGCGGCTCAATTAAGTGGCAAAGGATTAGAAAACTTCCAAAACAACTTACAATTTTCTTCTGATATTATGGGCAAGTCAGGACCAGCATTTAGTGATGCATTAGGTGATATGGCTGACGGTGTTTCCCAAACACCACTAGCACAATATTTAGAAGCAAACGTATCCGGTCTAAAAGAATTACAAGTAGCAAACGCAACAGGAGCAATTAGTCAAGAAGAATATAAAGCTCGTCTAATGAAGATGCTTCCAGAGATTACTAAATTAGCAGATGGTATGAAAGCGGCGGGCGTAACAGCATTGGCCCAAACTGAAGGCATGGGAGAGTTTGTACAAATGACTGCTGATGCTAGAACAGCAGGTCAACGTGAAATAGATATGAGAAAAGCCGCGGCTGAACAAAGTAAAAAAGATTCTGTTACTGATGTGTTCGCTAAGTTTAGACAAACTATACAAACTATTAGAAGTAACATTGAAGAAGCATTACTTAAATCAGAAGTAATGGAAACACTAGGTATTGCATTAACAGGTATAAGCAATACACTTATAGAAGTTACTAAAGGAATTACTGAAAATGTTACAAGATATCTTAAGAGTGATCAGTTTAAAACAGATGTTGAAAACTTTAAAAATAAAATAGTCGCAATGGCCGTAAAAGCACAAAGTATGGTCAAATATTTAAGATCGGAAGAGTTTAAGAAAAAGTTTGATGACTTTATGGCAAAAATTGGTGAAGGTGTAAAATCAATTAAGGGGTTTGTTACTGATGTTACAAACTTAGGATTGAACAAAGCTATTGCAAAAGCACTAGGTGGTGCAGAAGGTGCAACCATTGGTGATGTTGTTAAAGATAAATTTAGCGAAATGATCGGCGGTATTGATTTTTCAGGCATTGCTGTAAAGTTAGGACTTGCTATTACTGGACTGTTTGTAGGCGCAAAAGTTATTGGCGCAATGACAAAAGGTGTTGGCAGTATGTTTGGCGGATTATTTGGCGGTACTAAAGGAGGTCCTGTTAAAGGTCCAGCAGGTGCAGGCAAAGCAGGTAAAGGTGTTGGAGACTTTGTTGGCAATGTAGGCGGTGGTGTTCTCAAAGGCATCGCTAAAGGATTAGCGGCATTCGGCAATCCACAAGTAGCAATAGGTGGCGCAGTACTAGCAGGAGTTATTCTTGTTATTGGCGCGGCAGTTGCAGGTGCTACGTGGTTAGTAGGTAAATCATTACCAACGTTTGCAGACGGCATGAAGTCTTTTGAAGATTTAGACGGTGCTAAACTTTCAGCGGCAGGAAAAGGTATGCTTGCAGTTGCAGGAGGCATGGCGGCATTTGGTGCAGGAACAGCAGTTGCAGGACTAGGAAACTTAGTAGGCGGAATAGCAGACGGCATTGGTGCATTATTTGGTGCTGAAAAAGCAAATCCATTAGATCAACTATTAGAATTTCAAAAATACACAATTGATGAAGCAAAAGTCAAAGGCAATGCAAACGCACTAGTTGCATATTCAACTGCAATGGCCGCATACGGTGGCGGTACAGCGGCAAGTGGATTAGGTACTTTAGTAAGTGGGTTAGCAGGTGGCATTACATCATTCTTTGGCGGTGAAACTGGCATACCATATGATGATATAATTAAATTCCAAGGTTATGCTTTTGATACAGAAAAAGTAAAAGCAAACGCGGCCGCAATGGTAGCATTTAACGAAGCATTAACTTCTAATTCAAGTGCAGGCGCAAAAAGCGGTGTAGGAAATGCAGTTGGAGCAATTGGCAATGCTATTGCAGGATTCTTTGGAGCTAAAACACCATTTGACAAAGTAAAAGATTTTGGAGCAATGGAATTAAATGCTGAAGGTGTTAAAACAAATGCTGAAGCAATGGTTCACATGGCAAATGCTCTAAACTCATTTACAAGTGGAGAAGCAGGAGAGATTGAAATCTCTAAAAAAACTGTTGCATCATTAGAACGTTTAGCTGGCATGGATAGCACAGGTATTGGTACATTATCTACTAACTTGCAAAGTATTGCTTCAATAACAGGATTAGATACAAATATTAATTCGCTCAATTCACTTGACACAGAGAGCATAACCAATTATAATAAAGCAATGAAAGAATTAGTAGAAGTATTAGGTGAATTAAATGCCGAACTTGCTAAAGATAATAAACTTGGTTTTGGTAGTGGAACTAATGCAGGTGATGTTGTAGCTAAAATGGATACAATTGGCGGCGGTGGATCCGGCACTGGTAGCTCAGATCAGCTAGAACGGTTAAATATGTTAGTAGGAAATCTTGAAACAGTAATGAGAGAAGTGAGTACAAATACCAAAGCGACTGCTACTAACACTAGCGGGAACATTTACGGTTAGGAAATTATATGAGTTGGAAAAAGCATTTTACACCAGTTAAAACTGGTAATAACACAGAAGGAAGCTACAGTCCGTTCACTGCAAGAAATGGTGGTGGTGGTCAAGCTGGTCCTGCGCGGTCTAACTATTCATCATATTTGCCAGACGTATACATAGGTAGTCCAAATCGTGTTGAACGTTATGGTCAATATAATACAATGGATATGGATAGTGAGGTAAATGCCGCACTTGATATCCTTGCAGAATTTACTACACAACAAAACAAACAAAATAAAACTCCGTTTTTAGTTGACTTTAAAACTAAAGCAACAAATTCAGAAATTACAATTATATCGCAATACTTACAACAGTGGAGTAAATTACAAAACTTTGAAACACGTATGTTCCGCTTAATGCGTAACGTGTTTAAGTATGGTGATGCATTTTTTGTAAGAGATCCAGAAACTAAAAAATTGTTTCATGTTGATCCTGCAAAAGTTACAAAAATTATTGTAAATGAATCTCAAGGTAAAACACCTGAGCAATATCTAGTAAAAGACTTTAATTTAAACTTTGCTGAAATGGTAGCAACAACACCATATCAAACAACTGGTCAAGGATCAGGAGGCACAGGCGATGCAGGTTACTTAACTGGTGGCGTTCGTGGCATGGTTGGTAATTCAAGTACAAGTGCAGGCGGCGGACGTTTTCAACAAGGCGAAAATGAAATAGCTGTTGATGCAGAGCATATGATACATTTAAGTTTATCAGAAGGATTAGATTTAAATTATCCGTTTGGTAATAGTTTATTAGAAACAGTATTCAAAGTATTCAAACAAAAAGAATTGCTCGAAGATGCGATTATTATATATCGTGTGCAAAGAGCTCCAGAAAGAAGAGTATTCTACGTTGATGTGGGTAACATGCCATCACACCTTGCTATGCAATTTGTGGAACGTGTTAAGACGGAAATTCATCAAAGACGAATCCCATCGCAAACGGGGGGTGGCCAAAACGTTATAGACTCAGCTTACAATCCCCTATCAATTAACGAAGACTACTTCTTCCCACAAACTGCTGAAGGTAGAGGATCTAAAGTTGAAACGTTACCAGGCGGTACTAACCTCGGAGAGATAGATGACCTTAGATATTTTACTAATAAGCTCGTACGTGGCTTACGAATCCCTAGTTCATACTTACCGACCGGGCCTGATGATGGAAATTCTCAATACACTGACGGACGAGTTGGAACAGCATACATACAAGAACTAAGATTTAATACATACTGTGAACGTTTACAGAATTTAGTAGTTGAAGAATTCAACCAAGAATTTAAACGTTATGTTTTAGAAAAAGGTGTAAACATTGATACAGCAATGTTTGATCTTAAATTTCAACCTCCACAAAACTTTGCAAGTTATAGACAAAGTGAGATTGATAATGCAAGAGTACCTACGTATTCACAAATGAGTGCAATACCTTATATTTCAAATAGATTTGCAATGACACGTTTCTTAGGAATGAGCGACGAAGAGATTGCAGAAAACGAAAGACTATGGCGTGAAGAAAATGATGAAAATCTAGAAGCGTCAAATACCGATGCCGCAGGAGAAATGCGTGGTGCAGGGATAAGCGGCGCAGGTATAAGTTCAGACTTAGGGAACATTGAAGACGATGCAACAGAAGAACCAGATCCAACAATAGGTGGAGATGAAATGGCTGGAGCAACCCCTGAAGCAGGAGCAGAACAATCCGCACCTCCGGCAACGGATCAAACGATATAAATACTAACATGATACTACGTGAACTATTTTACTACGACAAAGAAACATTCGACACAATCGAAGACGATCGCTATGAAGAGCGAGATGATGACTCACCAGTTGAGTATAATGATACACGTAAGACACGGTTAACACTTCGTCAAATCAATAAAGTCCGCAAGGCATCTGAACTACATAACAGTGAACAAGCAGAAGAATTAGATTTTGTGCGTCAAATGTATGGAGTGGCAGCCAATGCCGAAGCGGGGGTCTAGTTGCCAAAGATAGACAAGAGTCAATACACTAAGCAACAATGGAAAATAGTTAGAGAAGAAAGACGCAACAAAAAGCGTGAACGTCTTATTCGTGAAAACACTGTTCCATTAAACACGTTATTGCAAACAGCAAATAAAGGTAAAATTGGCTTTGTGCTAGGTAATGGCACAAGTAGAAGTAGTATTGACGTTCAAGAACTACAACAGCAAGGTAAAACATATGCATGTAATGCTGTATACAGAAACGGTATTACTCCAGACTATCTAGTTGCTGTTGATACAAAAATGATACTAGAGATTACAAGTACTGGTTATCAAAACAATAATATAGTTTACACAAATCCTAATAAATCATATTCAGGTATAAAAAACTTAAATTTTTTCAATCCTAGCAAAGGTTGGAGTAGCGGACCCACAGCATTATGGCTTGCCGCACAACACGGATATGAAAAAATATACATACTAGGCTTTGACTACAAAGGTTTAGACGACGGTAAAAGATTAAACAATATCTTTGCAAATACACGCAATTACAAAAAATCAACAGATGGTGCAACTTTTTTTGGTAATTGGATGAGACAAACCATTGCTGTACTACGTGAAAACCCACATATTGAATTTAATAGAATAATATTACCTGATAACTATATACCTGACGAACTAAATACTTTTGACAATATGAAGCACATTTTAGTAGATGATTTTAAGGAAATATTCAATCTTTCCTAGCATCTAGTCAAAAAGGCGCAAAAAACGCCTATATCTACGTAGTTTTCCTTATAAATAGTAAATACAAATGACAGCCTTACCATAGGTAACAATTTTATAGGAGAAAACAATGGCAGATCGCAACAAGTTTGAAGAAATGCTTGAGCGCCTAATTGCAGAAGACAAAGCAGGTGCTGAAGAATTATTTCACGAAATCGTAGTTGAGAAATCAAGAGACATCTACGAAAATATTTTAGAAAATGATTTAGAAGAAGTAGCCGACGAAGAAGTCGACGAAACTACTGATGAAGAAGTTGATGAAACTACTGACGAAGAAGTAGACGAAGCAACTGACGAAGAAGTTGATGAAGCTTCTGAAGAAGACAAAGTTGATGAAAACTTTGATCTTGACGAATTTGAAGTTGAAGGCGACGACGACATGGGCGGTGACCCAGCAGACGATATGATGGGTGACATCGAGGATGCAGTTGACGGCGACGAAGGCGAAGAAGATGAAGGTGAAGAAGGCGATGTTGAAGATCGTGTTGAAGACCTAGAAGATGCACTAGATGACCTAAAAGCTGAATTTGAAAAAATGATGGCTGGCGATGAAGGCGAAGAAGCTGGAGACGATATGGACGCTGGTGATGAAGAAGCCCCTGAAGAAGAGGCTTATAACTTTGGCGAAGCTGAAGAAGATACTGACGAAGCAGTTGAAGAAGCAACAGACGAAGAAGTAGATGAAACTACTGACGAAGAAGTTGACGAATCAAAAGAGCCTAAGTCAGACATTGATGTAATGAAAGAGTATGTTGAAAAAGTAACTGCTTCTATGGGCGACAACGGCGCAAACGCTAAGTCAACTGTAGCAGGTTCTAACGATATGGGCGGAAGTGCAAGTAACATAGTTGCTGGCGGAGAGTCTGATACTAAAGGAACTACTGGCGGATTAGCGGCAAACACTACTAAAGATGAAACAGCAGGGAACGTTAACGTACCAGGCGGAAAAGCATCTAAGTCAATGAAAGCTGAACCAAAAGGCCACGGCGCAGAGAAAAAAGGCGCAGGCGAAACAGCTGACAATAAAAAATCTATAGTCGGCAAATAATAAGGTTGAACTAGTATGAACAACTTTTTAAGAGAGCACTTGACATTCGACCAGGCTAACATAGTCGTTGAGTCTACCGATAACTCCAAAGGAGGCAAAGACCTTTACATGAAAGGTATTTGTATACAAGGCGGTGTGCGTAACGCAAACCAACGTGTGTATCCTGTAGAAGAAATTGGTAGGGCTGTCAAAACTCTCAATGATCAAATATCCGGAGGATATAGTGTACTCGGGGAAGTTGATCATCCAGAAGGCCTTAATATTAACTTAGACCGTGTAAGTCACATGATAACAGATTGTTGGATGGATGGCCCAAACGGTTATGGCAAGTTAAAAATTTTACCAACTCCTATGGGAAAACTAGTTGAAACAATGCTGGAAAGCGGCGTTAAATTAGGTGTTTCCAGTAGGGGCTCTGGTAACGTTTCAGAAGACGGAGGCAATCAAGTCTCCGACTTTGAAATTATAACAGTTGATGTCGTGGCGCAACCAAGTGCGCCAGGCGCTTACCCAACACCAATCTACGAGCATTTAATGAATGCACGTGGCGGAATGAAGGCATACGAAATGGCACAGGCAACAAAACAAGACCCAAAGGCACAAAAGTATCTAAAGGAATCGCTAGTGAATATCATTAGCAAACTCCAATAACGAGGAGAAAATAATATGTTGGATGCACTAAAAACACTTTTCGAAAACGATGTAGTTACGGAAGAAGTGCGCAACGAAATTCAAGAAGCTTGGGACGCGAAGATCAAAGAGAATCGCCAGCAAGTAACATCAGAGCTACGTGAAGAATTTGCCAAGAAATATGAGCATGACAAAGGTACAATGGTTGAAGCCATTGATACTCTTGTATCAGAACGTTTAGCAGAAGAAATTGCTGAGTTTGCGGATGACCGTAAACAATTAGCAGAAGCCCGTGCAAAATATGCAGTTGCTCAGCGTGAAAACGCAGAGAAACTAAAAGGATTTGTTATGGAGCAACTAACTAAAGAAGTTGGTGAGCTACATGAAGATCAAAAAGCAATGGCGGTTAACTTCGGCAAGCTAGAAGAATTTGTTGTAGAAGCACTTGCAAAAGAACTTGCAGAGTTTAACGAAGACAAAAAAGATTTAGCAGAAACTAAAGTACGTTTAGTACGTGAAGCTAAAGAACACTTCAAGAAAGTTAAAACTAACTTTGTTGAAAGAAGTGCTAAAGCAGTATCAGAAACAGTTGACAAAGCTCTTAAAGGAGAAATTGGACAACTTAAAGAAGATATTGAAGAAGCACGAAGAAACGATTTTGGGCGTAAACTGTTTGAAGCATTTGCTTCAGAATACGCAGGAAGCTACCTAAATGAAGCGTCAGAAACCGCAAAACTAATTAATGTTATCGCTATGAAAGATAAGCAAATTAGTGAAGCAAAAACATTTGCAACTAAAGCTAAAGCATTAGCAGAATCTCAGGCAACTGAGAAGAAGCGTTTAGTAGAAGCGGCAGAAAGAAAAGACGTACTTAATGAACTTACTGGACCTTTATCAAAAGACCAGAAAGAGATTATGACAGACTTACTGGAATCTGTACAAACAGCAAAACTACGTTCTGCGTTTGACAAGTACCTACCGGCAGTAATAGACGGGAATACTCCAGCCAAAAAGGCAATTTTATCAGAAGGCAAAGAAGTTACAGGCAACCGTGAACAAAGTTCACAAACTAACGTTAGTAGACAAGCAGACGCAGAACAATTCAACAGAAATGTTGTAGACATTGTGCGTTTAGCTGGAATATAATTTAAGGAGATATGAAATGTCAGAACTACTAGAAAGTCGCTGGCAGGAGACCAAAGGTGCACTAGTTGAAGGATTAACAGGAAATAAGAAATCTGTTATGGAAGCAACACTTGAGAATACTAGAAAGTATTTGTCAGAGAGTGCAACAGCAGGTGCAACTTCTGCAGGCAACGTAGCAACTCTAAATAGAGTTATTTTACCAGTTATTAGACGTGTAATGCCAACTGTGATCGCGAACGAGATCGTTGGTGTTCAGCCTATGACAGGACCAGTGGGTCAAATCCACACATTACGAGTACGTTACGCTGATGCCTTTACAGGTACAGCAGGCGGATCAGCGGCAGCAGGCGAAGAGGCTTTAAGCCCATTCAAAATTGCTGAAGGCTATTCAGGTAATGCAAATGGTAAAGCAGATCCAACAGCATCAAAAGAAGGTGTTGCTGGTAACAGACTAAGCATTCAGATTCTAAAACAAACAGTAGAAGCTAAGACACGTAAATTGTCAGCTCGCTGGACGTTTGAATCTGCACAAGATGCGCAGTCACAACACGGTATTGATGTTGAAGCAGAAATCATGGCAGCTCTTGCACAAGAGATTACAGCTGAGATTGATCAAGAAGTATTAACTTCATTAGCATCATTAGCAGGTACAGGTACTGATACTTACAACCAAGCTGGTGTAAGTGGTACTGCAACATTCGTCGGTGACGAACATGCGGCATTAGCTGTATTAATTAATAGAGCGGCAAACAGAATTGCACAAAGAACACGTAGAGGCGCAGGTAACTGGGCTGTTGTTTCTCCAGCAATTTTAACTGTCCTTCAATCAGCAACAACTTCAGCGTTTGCAAGAACAACTGAAGGTACGTTTGAAGCACCAACTAATACTAAAATGGTTGGTACATTAAACAATGCTATGAAGATCTATGTTAATACATATGCGGCAGACGACGATGTACTAGTTGGCTACAAAGGCTCAAGTGAATCAGATGCGGCAGCATTCTATTGCCCATACATTCCGCTAATGAGCTCAGGTGTTGTACTAGACCCAACTTCATTCGAACCAGTTGTATCATTTATGACTAGATACGGATATGTTGAGTTAAACAACACAGCGTCATCTTTAGGTAACGCGGCTGATTACGTTGAAAAAGTTGAAGTGAATAGCAACAACTTATCATTCTCGTAAGCAGAATATAGTTTTTAACTATACTAAAGGGCGGCTTAGGTCGCCCTTTTTTTATGGCTAACCATTCGGTATATGGTTAAATACCGCAGAAGAAACCCCTAACTATTTTCGAAAGGAAAATAAAAATGAAACGGACTATAGTTATTCTGTCTGCTCTTTTCGCTTTGATATCATTTCAAGCATTTGCAGACACAAAGACTCTTGAAGAAAGAGTTACTGATTTAGAAAAGTCAGCACCAACGTTACCAACAGGAATGTTTGTTAACGGAAACATTGAAGTATTTTACGACCCAGATACTTACGATTCAGATTTTGATACACGAGCAGAAGTGTTTGTAGGACTACAATCTGAACTAGACGGTCCTATTGATTGGGCAGGAGCAAGTACTAGATTTGATTCTCAATATTCATTAGACACAACATTAAACAATACTATTGTTGAAAAACAAATTGGTGTTGGTTTAGGAAATACTAGACTTTATGTAGGCGAAACAGATGCACAAAGATTAGGATTTGCTAAGACAGCTAAAATTGGTTTACCACTTATTATTACAGAAGCTAATAGTAGAATTGATCATAACGAAAAGATCGTACTTACTTTTGGCGGATGGAACAACAATAATGAATTTGACTTTGATGAACATAGACTAAAAAGAGATCTACCATTTGGTTTTGCTGTAGGTTATGATGCAGAAGCAAGTACAATATACTTAGGTGGTACTGTAAGTTTAGCAGGTTATGCAGAACTATCATACATGCAAATTGGTAATAAAAATAACATCACTAACAATGAATTAAATCAACAAGGTGTTGCTGTAGGTTCGCAAGTATTGCGTAGATATGGCATTCCGGTAGGATTTGGTGTTGAAGTATGGGACGACAAAAATACAGGATTAGCAAAAGATGATCGTGTTGACTTTGGTGTTATGTACAACTATTCTAAAGAAGTAATGTTTACAGCACATAAAGTATTAAATGATGACCTTGGAACTGATGGTACATATCTTGGTGTAGTACATACAGCAGGACCTGTAGAAACAGGATTCTACTATCATACAGATGTTACTAATACAAGTGTATGGACAGGTGTAACAACTGAACGCGATGACAGTATTAAAGCTACTCTTAAGTATAAGTTTTAATAAATAATATTACGTTCAGCCAATAGGCCGGGAGTAGCATAAGCGAAGGAACGCACTTAACCCTTTAACGAGGAGAGTGTTATGGATAATTACACGCTTTGGTGCTTTCAACAAATCATTAAACAGCACCACATAAAAAAAGTTAACTTTTTATTAAAAAAGAGGTTGACTTCTGCTTAATAGTTTGTTATATTAAGTACATAAGTTAGACGACGGTGTAACTTAGATAGTGCAAGGAAGAGGTGTTACAGGCACCGAACTTGACGAGTAGCTGTAGTGGCATTGCATGACTGTGGAGACATGGAGATGTATTTTCGAACGTAACTGTTTGATGCGAGGTTTGCGGGAAAAACAGACAGACTGTTAACCGCATTGTTGGTATTCTGAAGTCCAACCTATCACTTTTATTTAAAGCTCGATACTTAATTGTGTCGAGCTTTTTTCTTTTATGATAAATACATATGTCAAATAGTGTGCCGCAAGGCGGACTTATGCTGTTTAACCCACAGCGTAGCTCATAGAACGGGCATAGGACTACTTAAATAGGAGAAAAAAAATGGGAAGACCACTTAATAAAAGATTATTCAGCGAACCTACAGCAGGCGGATCTGAAATCAAAGTAAACTTTCATAACGGCACAGCAGTTAAAGAAGGTTATATTGTAAAGCAAAAAGCTTCAAAGAAATTTGTATGTGAAGAAATTGGCACAGGCGGCGAATTTACTTGTGTACTAACAACTGATAAATTACCAGCGGCATTAGCGGCAGGTGAAATGTCAATATCATTCAAAATGGATGATGAAGAAACATACACAGTAAGTAAAATTTCTGGACGTAAAGCAACATTGTCAGCACCAAGTGCAACAGGCGCAAACGCTTATGATGGAAAAAGTGTTCCATGGAACTTTGCGGCATCTACAGCAGATGGAGCGGCACAAGTTGAAGAAGCTGGTGACGATAACACACTAATTGGTACTGATGACGACGACTTCACAGAAGACGCATAAGGACTAGTGTAATGGGACATCCAGTAAATGTTTTTTGGGAACTTTTAAAGAATCTAAAAGACCTGGTTGTTTCAGTAAAAATTGGAAGCTCTGAAGCAGTTCCTCATGGTGCTGTTTTAGAGCAACTTAGCAATACAAAGTTTAAAGTTGAAGACGGAGAAGGAAATCAAGGCGTGTGTGAATTAGTTAACAAACATACAGAACAATTACTAGACAATGAAATGTCTATTCTTGGATTTGTATTAAACAGTTCAGCGTTTGTGTATATTGCTTCAATAGTCAACAACATTATGAATGACTTTACAAACAAAGAATATACTTGGCATTTAGATAATGATTCTACAACCAATGTATTAATATTAACAGGAAAGCTATAGATGTCAAAGTTTTTAAATATAGATGGCGACTATAAAATTTCAGTCACTGACGGTGGAGAGATTAGACTCGATCCAGGCACTGATGGTAAAGTAAAAATCATTGGCGACTTAGAAGTTGATGGTGATCAAACTATTATCAATAGTTCTACTCTTGTAGTAGATGATCCGTTTGTTACAGTAAACCAAGGCGGCGTGTCAGGAGGAGTAGTAAACAACTCCGAAGGTGATGTTGCAGGTATACAAATTGACAGAGGTGGAAGTGATGCATTTTGGGTATACGATGAGCAAGGACTTGCTGATCCAGTATTCATAGGTAGAACAGGTAGTCCGTCAACAGGAACTATAGTTGATCTTAGAACATCAAGAATACAAACAGGCGGTGCTGATCTTAAATTAATTAATGACGGTACTGGTATTGTTACTGTAGAAGGTTGTACAGATTATGAAAAACAAATATTTGAGTATGACGGTTCATTAGTTGACTTTACTGTTAACCCAGTATTAAAAGCAAATCAACATGATACATTAGTAAATGCAAAAGGTGTTGTTGATTATGTAGATGGCTTCTTTGTTGGTAAATTCCAAAACAAAATTGAATCATTAGACACGTTTGTTGTTGTACATGATAGTGATGCATTTGCAATAGACGAAAGTGCTATTGAATTTACTATTGATAATACACCAGCGGCAAAGTTCTTTAATAACAGAGCAGAGCTACAGCATTTAAGAATTCAAGACACAACAATCGAAACTACATCAAGTAATGCAGATTTAGTTTTAAGCGCACCTGGAACGGGTAATGTACAAATCAATGACGTTTTGTATATTCCACAAGGTCCATATCAAGATGATGATGGAACAGGCGGCGGAGGTATACCAAACTTTGGTGTAGATGCGGATACAGCCAATCCGGATGCTCCAGGAGATGGTATTAAATTATACAGTAAAGCAGAAGGTGCGGCAGGCTCTAGCTTATATTTCATCAATGGCGGATCAGTGCAAGATGAATTGGTAAGTAAAAAGAAGGCACTACTGTTTTCGATGATATTATAAAGGAACAAAAATGGCAATAGTTAATACACAAATTGGCGGTAGCTTTACAGACATACTAACAGTTCCTAGCTCATCTAGCGACCCTAACTACAATCTAGGTGGATTCGCTGTTACGACTATTATGTTCTGTAATACAGCGCAAAACCCAGAGTTAGAACTCTACACAGACGGCGGCGACACATACTTAGATGTACATGTGTGTCCAGGCGGTATTGCCGCAGGAGACGGAAATATGATTTTAAATAATATTCCTATTCCAGCAGGCGAAACATTTTCAATGGACAGTGAGAAGTTGATTTTAGCACCAGGTGATATTGTAAGATGTTCAACTACATCTCCAACTAATATTACTGCAACAGTAAGTTACATACCGGTATAATGAGATACGTTAGAAGACAAACAACCGCTAACAGGTTTATTAGAAACAACAGAGGCATACATATGACCGCTGTTGATAAAGAAATTATTCTTGACAGTGAAAACGTAGTTATGGTTCCAAAAGGCCGTACAGAAGATCGTCCGCAAAATCCAAAAAACGGACATATGCGTTATAACACTGATGATAACAGATTTGAAGTGTATGAAGCAAACGAATGGAACGGTATAAGAAACGCGGCTCCATCAGCTTATGCACCTATTACTATACAAAACTTAGGTAACGGTGATGCAAGTGAAACAGTATTTGGTCCACTTAATAGCGGAGACCCTTTTTATCCTGTACCAGCCGCGGCACAAAACGTTTTAGTATTTGCTGAAAACGTCTTTCAATTACCTATTACAAACTACACACTTGTACAAAATCCAGCAGGAAAAACAGCAGGTTATTATTTACAATTTGCATCACCAGTTGATGCAGGCAAACCTGTAACAGTAATACATAACTTCGATAAGTAAATTCAATAAATACTGTGTCAGGGAGATTATTGAGTGGCACAAGTAGGTAGAATATCCGGTCCGTTATTAGAGGAAAACCTTTTAAGGCAAGGCATTGCCAACGGAACCCAAGCCAATTTAAGTTTTAAAAACACCAACAGTGATACTACACTTCTAAAAGTTGATGTAGCAAACGGTCGTATTGGTGTAGACTTAGAAGCAGTTGCTAACGAACTACAAGTATCTCAAACTATTCAAACAACTGATTTATTATCAACTACAAGTAATGCAGGTGTTGCTAACTTTACAATTATCGGCAACAATATTGATGCTATTAATAACCAAGCAATTTATTTAGATGCTGGTGAACATATACAACTGTCTAATTTAGAAACAGAACAGTTTTATATTAGTGATAATTACATACTTACTAAAGACACAAATACTGACATTGATTTAAAATTTAATGGTACAGGTGAATTAGATATTAAATCTAATTTAGAAGTATTTGGTGATATACATGCACAAGGTAATGTTACATTTGACGGCAATATTACATTTGGTGATGCAAATACAGATAGTATAGATCTTAACGCAGATACTGCTGATGACATTATTCCTGATACAACAGATACTTACACACTAGGTAGTACAGGATATAACTGGAACACTTTACATACTGAATTAGTTAACGGACAGTTAATTACTACAGGACTAGTTAATGTAGGAAATGTATTTCTTGATTCAAGACAAGGAAATATATTTTATGTTGCCAAAGGTGGTAACGATACATACACAGGAGATCATCCACAAGCACCGTTACTGACTCTTAAAGAAGCACTTGATCGTTGTGATGCAAGTACAACAGGTCCTGTAACTGTGTTTATGTATCCAGGCGAATATGAAGAAATATGTCCGTTAGAAGTTCCTGACAATGTTAGTATTTTAGGTAATGATATAAGAAATGTTATTATTAAACCTACAGCAGGTACTAATGATAAAGATATCTTCTTACTAAATGATAGTTCTACAATTACAGAAGTTACTATCAAAGACTTTTACTACAACAGTACAAATAATACAGGACATGCATTTAGATTTGCTCCTGATGCTGTAATTACAAATAGAAGTCCTTACATAAAAGATGTAGCAGTAATTACAAAAGGTAGCGTAACAAGCGCAAGTGATCCAAGAGGTTTTGCACAAGGTGATGCTGGTAAAGGCGCACTAGTAGATGGTGCTGATCTAAATAGTGCTAGTATCGAAGGCAGTATGCTATTTCATAGTGCAACATTTATAACACCAAATGCAGATGCACTAACAATGACAAATGGTGTTAGAGTAGAATGGCTTAACTCGTTTACATACTTTGCAAAAAGAGGTATGTATGCAGTTAGAGGATCTACAGGAAGAACAGCATATGGAACTACAAACTATGGTGCAGAATTACGTTCTATAGGTTCAGCAAACGTATACGGTACTAAAGGTGCTGAATGTGATGGCGCTGATACATTAATGTATCTTATACAGCACAACATGGCATACATTGGTGCAGGTAAGTTTGTTGACAACGACCCTAGTAGGGTTATACAAACAAATGAAATTACTGAATTGAACTCAGGTAAAATTCATTTTGTTACAACTGATCAAGGTGGCTCTTTTAGAATTGGCGACAACTTCTTTGTTGACTTTGAAACAGGTAATACAACAATTAGTATTGATGATTTATCAGTCAATCAATTTAATGCGTTAAGAATTAACACAGGTACAAGCACAACAGTAATTGACGGTGCTTTTATAGATACCGGAAACTTAAGAATACAAAATAATATTATTCAAACTGATGTGGGCGATTTAATTATTGAATCGGCAGGTAAAATAAATCTTAATGATAATACAAATGTTACAGGCGATGTTGATATTACAGGTAACTTTAGTTATGGTGGTGCATTAAATGTTAAAGGTAACGAACTAGGTGACGCACTAGTATTCAATGCAGAACTACAACAAAATTTCAATCCACATCAAAACTTAACTTTTAGTTTAGGATCATTTAATAACAAGTGGCTTATAGCACACTTATCAAGAATGGAAGTTGGTGACATAAGCATTTATGATAATGTTATTGAAACAAATGTATCGAACGCAGACCTAGAGCTACGTGCTAATGGCACAGGTAAAGTTCTTGTTCCTAGTAACGATGTAAATGTTACAAATAATTTAAATGTTAATGGCCTTGCTACCCTTGCTAATACAAATATCACAGGTACTGTAACACATGTAGGTACTACGAACCAAACTGGCAATACTAATATATCAGAAGATTTAAACGTAACAAGTACACTTGATGTAGACGGTAACGTTCAGCTTGAAGAAATATTAATTGATAACAATTTTATCACAACAACTACAAGTGATGCAGATTTAGAATTACGTGCGGCAGGAACAGGTATTGTTAACTTACAAGATAATGTTAATGTAACAGACAATGTTAGTGCTGATAATATACAGACTACAAATGCTAATATAACACTTAACGTTACTACAGATAATGCTAATATTGGTAATGTTGAAATAAATGATAATAATATTAGTGCAACATCAACAGATTCTAATTTAATACTAAATGCCGACGACGAAGTTAGAGTTACCGGAACTGATGTTGTGTTTGGACAAGACCTTACAGTAGCAGGACTTAGCGTAATAGCCAGCACTAATATTACTGGAACTTTAAATCATACAGGTGATAGAACAACGTTTGTAGGCAATAGTCTTACACTGAACGGCGAACTTACAGTTGATAATGTTTATATTGAAGATAACTTTATTACAACTACCACAGGCAATTTATTATTAGGAGCAACTGGCAATGTTGTTGCTGATACAAATAATGTTTCTATTACTAACGATCTAACAGTTAGTGGAGTAACAACACTAGACGATACTACAATTAATTCAACCCTAACACATGTAGGTGATAATGTACAAACAGGAAATTTGGCTATTGGTGGCAGTTTGGATATCGACAGTATCAATATTGATACTAATGTTATTACTACTTCCGCAGTAGATACTGACCTTGATTTAAGATCAACAAACAGAATATATGTACCAACTGCAAACGTAGAAGTGACTAATAATACCACTGTTAGTGGTGTCACAGACCTACGTACAACGTCTCTAAGCGGTGGTTTAACACATGTAGGTACTAGAACAATAACCAACGAAGAAACACGCTTAAAGGGCTTTATATACGAACGAAATGTAAATCACTGGAGGAATTTTGGTGCTATTGACGGAAATAGTTCTGCTGTATATGACGGTATAACATATAATGCAGGAGGCAATGTTCCTGAGATTAATATTGGCGGAGCCACATATGTTCAAGGCACTCTAGTCGATGTTGACGGGCCTAATTTTTATTTTACAATTCGAAAAGTAGGTGATACTGAAGTTGTAAGTATTCCTTCACAATATACACAGGTTGGTAATTTAGATGTTACCGGACAAGTTGACTTCCAAGGAGATGTACAACTTACCGATGTTAATATTAGTGACAATGTTATTACAACAACTATAGGTAATAATGATTTAGATTTACGTGCTTCAGGCACAGGTGAAGTTCTTATTGACGGCACCAATATGCGAGTTACACAAGACTTATTTGCCGCTAGTATAGCAACTAATGATATTTCAATTAACCAATCATTAGTACTTGATGAGCTTGTTATAACTGATAGTAATATTGAAATTAATGAAAACTATATTAGTACTAAAGTATCTAATAGTGATTTACAATTACGTGCTACAGGCGATGTTACAGTAGCATCAAATAATGTTATACTTTCACAAAACTTAACAGTTAACGGTACAACTGCTCTTGCTAATACAAATATTACAGGAACACTTACACACGTTGGTGATAGAATACAAACAGGAGATTACAATCTTACTGGTAATTTAAATATTAGTTCTCTT